CACGAAACTGGAAATAGTGAAGAAAGTCATTTATTCAAGACTTATTCAAAAGTTGCTGAAACTATGAAGAATAACCAGAATATCCAAACTGGAACTTCTGGAGTTGCACCTAAACAACGGGCAAATGAAATAATTGCGATTGAAACTATTTTAAATCAATCAATTATGAACTTGCTAAAATCTAAAACTAATGAAGGTTACACAGCTATTTTTAATCATTATTTAGAAATGGTGAAAATTGTTGAAACTAACAAGGATTTAAAATCTTGGTTAGATAGAAATACAAAGCCCTCAAATAAAGTTGAATATTCTCCGAGAGTAAATGGAAATAAGTGGGATATTACTTCTGGAAATTTACTTAAAAGAATAGGCACTAACTAAACTATAATTCTGGGCAGTCTTTAATGATTGCCCAGAATAACATCAAGTAGTTATCAAGGAATATACTAGGTACAAAATCACATAACCCCTAATTAACCCACAAGTGATAACAAAGTAATTTTTAAAATTTCTACTTTTAAAAAAGTAGCAAAACCCTAAGGAATTCCTAAGGGAATACTTAAAATTTTTAAAAGAACATATAAGGAACACTAAAGTGTACTCTAAATATAAAAAATAGATACAACTTGGGGTGGTATGCGGGGTGTACGGGGGGGTCTTATATATACTTTATACATGCTCAACCTAAAATTTCCCTAAAGCTCTGTTAACTATACCCTGGGCTATATACTGGGGATCTTATTCTAGTTATCTCCCGACTATATTCCCTAGGGGGTAGTTATATTTTTACCTATATCATGGATATAAAACCCCCCGCATACCTTATAGGTATATTATACACCTCATTTCCAATTTTGTCAAGTCCTTTCTTATGACATAGTGTCGCACCCACAAATATTGCTTGACAAAATCCATTATAAGCTGTATAATAGAATCAGGTGCACATTAAAAGGACACACACGAACACAACGCATACAACATGCACACAGGGTCATCACTAATCTGCACCTAAACTGGGAATTCCCTAGGGTTCCCTTATAAAATTATGGCAAAATTTGAAGCAAACATACCAAGTTATTTAAAATCAGGAGCAGGAGCTGTTCCGATTGATAATAATTTTGAAAAAATTACAGCTCAGCCACAAAATTTATCGGAAGTGATTGATAACTACACTAATAACTTTAGTGGAGGTATTAGAACTCCTGATAATTTAGTGTCAGATGATACACCTGTAGGTAAAACTTATGGAGAAGGACCTACGATGAAGGAAAATGAGATACTTCCTACTCCAATGTTAGATCCAACTCAAATTAAAAAACCTCGAGTTCAAGAGGTAGAAGTCCCTCAGGAAAAACTGACGGACGATGACATTCTCATTGCCTGATTCAAGATTAAAAGATATTCCCTTTGCGGAATTAATGGAAATTATAAATGCAAGACACGGATTCTACTATAATGCAGGCTCCAAAAAAAAGCTTGACCGATTCACAGGAAAAGTTTCTAGACGCATTATTCGGGGAAGCAAGAGGCAACCCCAAAAAGGCTGGAGAGCTGGCAGGTTATTCAGAACACTCCTATCCTAAAGTATTAAGAAATTTAAAATCAGAAATTGTATCTCGAGCTGAGAACTACTTAGCAACCCATTCAGCAAAAGCAGCAACAAAAATGGTAGACATGCTGGATGAAGATGGTACGACTCCTCATGCGAATATAAGATTAGAAGCTGCTAAACAAATATTAGACCGAATTGGAATTACAAAAAAAGAACAGGTAGATATTAATATGAAAGCGGTACACGGTATTTTTATTTTACCTGCTAAAGATAAACTGAATGGAAAAGACGAAGATCTTAAGAAAGTCTAGAGTTATTCCCTTCGGTTATTCTGTTGATGAGACAGGAAAATTTTTAATTCCTATTCCTTCTGAATTAGAAGCTCTAGAAGAAGCGAAGAAATATTTAAAAACATGTTCTTACCGAGAAGTGGCTAAATGGTTACACAGAAAAACAAATCGTTATATATCGTATGTCGGACTTAAAAAAAGAATCGTTAGAGATCGAGCCGCCAAAGCCGAAGAAATTAAAAACAGTCAAGCAGAAAGCCAAGCAGTCGGTTAAAGGAATTTTAGAAAGAAGCAGACAAAAGGTTGCTACTGCTGAGCAAGCACTCCGTTCAGCTAAACGTCATGCAGAAAATGTTAAGTCTAAATTTAAGACAATTAATAAAACATTAAATGGAAAAGAACAGCAACTTATAACTCAAGATGTTATTGATAGTGCCTCAACAAGCGTAAAAGCACATCTTGATGAACAAAAGGTTATCTTTAAACCTAATTATGGTCCTCAAAGAGATTTCCTAGCTGCTTCCGAAAGAGAAGTCTTTTACGGTGGAGCAAGAGGTGGAGGTAAATCCTACGCAATGTTAGTGGATCCTTTACGATATTGCCATAAAGAAACACATCGAGCACTATTACTACGGAGAACAATGCCTGAATTGAGAGATTTAGTTAATCATTCTCAGCGTTTATACAGCAAGGCGTTCCCAGGAGCCAAATGGAGAGAGCAAGAAAAAGAGTGGAGATTCCCATCAGGAGCAAAGATCGAGTTCGGATACGCAGAGAACATGACAGACGCTTTACGTTACCAAGGTCAATCTTACACATGGATCGGAATAGACGAACTACCACAATATCCTTCGCCAGATATATATAATTTTTTAAGATCATCTTTAAGATCGGTTGATAAGACGATTCCAGTTTACATGAGAGCCACAGGTAATCCAGGTAATATTGGTTCTCAGTGGGTACGAGAGATGTTCGTAGATCCCGCTGTGCCTAATGCAACCTTTGATGTTAACATCGATACTCCGTTAGGAACAAAAGTAATTACAAGACGATTTATACCAGCAAAACTACAAGATAATCCCTATTTAACTCAAACTGATGATTATTATGCGATGTTGGCTTCTTTACCTGAAGTTCAACGTAAGCAATTCTTAGATGGAGATTGGGATGCATTTGAAGATTCTGCGTTTCCTGAATTTAATAAAAGTATTCACGTGGTGGATCCTTTCGAGGTTCCTAAAGGTTGGCAGAAATTTCGTGCTGCCGATTGGGGCTACAGTTCTCCTGCTTGTGTACTTTGGTTTGCTATTGATTATGATAATAACCTATGGATATATCGAGAACTATATACCAAAAAGATTACGGCAGATGTATTTGCACGAAAAGTCTTAGAGTTAGAACATGGAGAATATGTACGTTATGGCGTTTTAGACGCTAGTACATGGGCAAAACGAGGAGACATCGGTCCAAGTATTGCAGAAACCATGATTCAACAAGGATGTCGTTGGAGACCTTCCGATCGAACGCCTAAAAGTAGAATCAGTGGAAAGTTAGAAATTCATAAAAGACTTAAACCCAGTGACAATGAAAAGAAAGAACCTGGTTTAAGAATTTTTTCTAATTGCAGAAATTTAATTCGTACTCTTCCTTTATTACCTTTGGATGATAATAATCCTGAAGATATTAATACAGATGTAGAGGATCACGCTTATGATGCACTACGGTATGGTTGTATGAGTCGACCTGTTCATAGTCAATACGCAGAACGATTTAATAGAACTCCTAAAAAAGTTTTTAACCCCGTAGATAGAGTATTTGGATATTAATAATTAGTGTCGAAAGAAAAATTACCTGAAATAGATAAAAAGAATTTTCCTTATAAACTTGTTATAGTTGCTTGGGAAGATATTGTTAGTTCATCGGATTGGGAAAATCTTAATAAAATTAAAAAGGCTAAGACTGCAGTTTGCTATAGTGTAGGATGGTTAATGGCAGAGACAACAAAGACAACGGTGATTATGTCAGACTTAAGTTTTGAAGATAATCATGAAATTGAACAAGGTGGATCGTACACCACTATACCTACTAAAAACGTACTATCAATTAAGAAAATAAAACTATAGAGGAATAATATGGAAACTAAATTCGATCCAAAAGCTAAAGTAAAACAAGGAGATCTTGGTTCAGCACCTGATGGCAAACAGCCAAATCAGGAAGCAACTAATATTGACTTTGCTAAAGATGCACCTCGTAAAGGTGAATCTGAAACTGCTTTGCA